AGGCAAGGCTGATATTTTATTGAATGGTATTGTAGTTGACTTAAAAACCACAAGTGATATATCTAGCTTTTACGAATCGGCAAACACTTACAATTATGATTTACAAGCAGCATTGTATTTAGAATTGTTTGGAGCGTTTGAATTTAGGTATGTTGTAGTAGACAAAAAAACCTTAGAGGTGCAAGTCATTCAATTTAACGATGAATTTATACAAAGAGGATATAATAAGTTAGACATAGCTACCGAAAATTATCAGAAATATATTGACAATAAAGGATTTTACGACCTAAACTATAAAAACAATGTTTAAAGAGCAATGTAAACAAATCCAAAATATAGCCTATAATAGTTGTATTGATTCCTATTTTCAAAGTAAAGACAAATATGACATTTACGAATATTGGCTTTATTTAACAGAAGCAAAAAGAATGTGCGAAGCTGATGGGGTTGCAAAGGCTTTAGAATTAATTACTATAATAGAAGAATTAAATGCCGAAGGTTAAAAAACAAATAATTTTAAAAAATTGTAACCACGAAGCTCAAAGATATTGTTTTAAAAAAGGCTTTATTATATTTCCTTTTCCAAGTGGAGACGGTTTTAAAATTAGGTATCAATTAGGTAATAAAATAAACTATTATCAAAAAGGAGAAGTATTTACAAGGGATAAAGTATTTCAGGAAGTTTGGAATTTATACAATAAAATATACGAATACGATAAAATTAAAAGGTAGTTTAAAAGCTATCTTTTTTTTTGTTTTAAAAATAAATTAAAAAAAAGTGTTAATAAATTAGTTTGTAAATAAAAAAAGTTTTATATTTGCTTAACAATAATTTAAAACAAAACAAGATGAAAGGTATTATTAAAAAATTTAACGATTTATTAAAAGCAAATAATTTAAAGCCAACGAAAGTTGTAACGTTACCAACTGGAGTAGTATGTGCGCATTATAGTAACGGAAATGTAAAAGTGATATAATTATGATGAAATTTATAGGATATATAGCGACTTTTTTAATGATTTTTTTTACATTTGGATTCTGTACTTACATTATATTAATGTTTTTATCAATGATTATTAAACTATTTACAAGATGATTGAAAATAAAAAAATACAAGATTTATTACTAGATATTACGCCAGAGTTTAACTCTTTTGGCGGTGGGTTTTACCCTTTGCCAAACGCAATAACAATCTATAAAGAAACAGAAGATGGTATTTTAATTGATTTATATTTAGTCGATGATGTTTTAACTGCTCAAATTTGGCTAAATGAAGATGATGAATATATTTTAAAAGATATTGAGGTGACATATATTTATGTATATTTAAACTCTTTACTAGAATATGAAACGCAATTGTGTAAAAATATGTTTGAAATATGGAACGAAAGGCAAGGAGAACAACTAACATACTATATAAGATAAATAAACAATTTAAAAATTTTTAAAATGAAATTAACAGATAAACAAGTAGAAAAAATCAGCGGAGCTATTATAACGTCATTCGTAAACCTCCATTTTTTAGAAGAAGTTGCATCAATTGGAATATTTAGGCAAAGGGTTAAAAAAAACGTCGCAAGAACTATGGAAGACCTTTTGCATATAGAAAACAATTACTTTAATGAAGTTGAAAAGCTAGAAGGCGATGAAAATAATATGGCTGATATTTTAGTGGCAAATAAATTAGAATTTATTAAATGGATATTAAACGAATTTGATTTTAATGACTTTACTAAAATACAAGAAATTTGTATCGCATTTTCAAAAGACAAGGTAAAACTATGTAAAACAAGTGATGAAATTTTAACAAACAACGGTGCTAAAACAATATAGTGATATGAAAGCAAATTTAATAGATTACAATTTAAAAGAAGCAAATAAAATATTAGACAACTTAGTGGAGTTGACAGGGTTTAATATTAAAGACAACAGCAGAAAACCTACACAAGCATATTTAAGAGCTATTTTGTACAAGAATTTAATGACTTTTAACTATATGAATGATAGAATGATTTCTAATTGGTTTAAGGAGCAAGGTTTAACAAAAGACAGAGTTAGCATATTGCACGCTGTTAAAAAAATAGACGTTTATTACTTGAATTATGAAGGCTTTAGAAATGTTTATGATAAGTACTACAAGGACAAAATAAAAGAAGGTCAAGTTTTAAGTTCAAAAACAAAAAAGACTAAAAAAAATAATGACTTTTCTTTACCTAATAACTCAAGAATTTATGACCCTTTGCAAAATTTAATTGATGAGTTGCCAATGGATAAAAGATGGGAGATTTACGAAATGGTAAATTTAAGGATAAAGAGTTGGAGTTGGAAAAATAAAGACCATTGCGAAATAATACAAGGCAGCGACGGAATAAGTGAAAGTATATTTTAAAATAAATAAAAATGAATATTGAAGCAAAACATATAGATAGATATGGAGGTAAAGCTGCCACAATAATTGAATTGACAGTAAATAGTGGCGATTATTCTTTTACTGAAAGTATAACCGACCTTATGACCCATAAAGTAGATAAAAAGATTATTAAGTCATTAAGAGACTTAGCCGATGAACTTCAAGAGCATAACAAAAAGGTATCAATGGAATATTTAGACGAAATACTGGACAGAATAGAAAAAGAAAAGGAAGTGCTAGAGCAATGGGAATCAGGGAAACAAGATAATAATAATGTAGTCGAAAAGGTAGGGCAGTAAATAAGTTTATAGGTAACATTTGATGTGCGAACCCTTATTGAATCCCTACCACTACAATAATAAAATAAAATAATAAAACTTAATATATATATGAAAGAAGCAAGAGATACACCAAGACCAACAATGAGCGATGAAGAGATGGTTAAAGACTACCCTCGTTTAGCAAGAGAATATGCTTTATTACATCAAGCTTATTGGAAAGGATTACGAGGGTTGAAAGAATTAGCTGAACTTCAAAGAAAGTTGTTTAGGAATATTTAGACGAACAATGAAATAATAATAAAAATGTTGATATAATGTTGATATAGTGTTGATATATATTAGATTTTGATAAACTAAAAAAATAAATTATGACACCAATTTTATGGATATTAACAGTGATATTGATAGCTAAACTAATAAAGTTATTTGATGAAAATTTATATTAATAAATAAAACTTATAGTAAGACTTAAAACTATAAGAAAATAGTATAGTAAATTAATTAAATTGTCATTTTAAAAGTATTATATAGTTACAAGTAATTATTATTTATATTTAATATATTTCAAAAGTTTTTACCAAAAACAAAAAATAAAAATGTTACCGAAAAATATTAGTAAATAACTTTACTATATAATTAGGGCGGGGAACTGTGCCTTTAGTTAATAAGTATTTTAAAATAAAACTTTTATTTATTGTATATTTATTGTAAATATATTATAAATGTTAGAAAAGGTTTTTGAAAGTCATAAGAAATGGATAAATACAACTATTAAATTTGGATGCTCTAAGGAAGAAGCTGAAGATATAGTAGGGCAAATGTACCTAATTATTGGTAAGATGCTTAAAAAGGGTTTAAATATAGCCTACGGCGATGATGTAAACTACTATTATATCTATTTAACTTTGCGAACTACATTTTTACAGATGAAAAACAAACAAAAAAAAGAAAATAAAGCTTTATTAATTCAAGATAATGATAATAGTATTGATTATTTTGATACCTTAGAAGTTGATACAGAAATTGACTTTAATAGAGCCGAGGATATTATTTTAGGTGAGTTGGATAAATTACATTGGTACGATAAAAGGGTATTTAATTTAATTGAAAACGGTATGACCTTAACAGAGCTATCAAATAAAACTGGTATATATTATCACAGCTTATATAATACTTATAGAAAAACAAAAGCAAAGTTAAAAGAGCAATTATTAGAAAAATATTAATAATATAGTATTAATTTATAAGTAAACCAAACATTTTACTTGACAAAATTATGAAACTAGGAGATTTAATAGAACGGATTACTTATTATACAGGTATACAGTATTTATTTAAAAAAATATTTGGTAATGATTGCGGATGTGATGAAAGACAAGAACAATTAAACGATATTCAATTATGGTAGGAGATAAAATACTTTGGGCAGAAGTTCAAACAAGGATAAAACACACAATGACAAGAGCAGACTTTAAAATATTGTGTGAGTTACACGCTAAATATTTCAGTCATAAATATACAGAGCCTTGTACGTGCAATAAGAGGATGATACGCAAATGGCTTGAACAAGTTGATAGTAAATTAAAATAATAATAAGCCCCTAATAAAATAGGGGTTTTTTTGTATTATATAAGTAGGTAGTAATTAATAGTTAATTTGTATTAATATGGATAAAAGAAAAGAAAACGGAGGACACAGTACTAAGGCAAAGGCAGGCACTATTGATAAACGCAAAAATCAATATAGGAAAGCATTAGAAAAAGCTGCAACGGAACAAGATGTAATTGATGTAATTAAAATGATTACAAATAAAGCGGTAAAGGATAAAGATGTAAGAGCTGCACAATTATTTTTAGAATATTATGTAGGTAAACCAAAAGACAGTTTGGATGTTACAACAAATGGAGAGACAATAAATATTCCTGTTGTTAAGTTTATTAAGTCGGATTAATATATGAGTATAAATATAAACCATAAATTTGAGCCTTTAAGAGATAGCGATGCAAGGTATTTTGTTATTACTGGTGGTAGAGGTTCTGCCAAGTCTTTTAGCACTACTTTAATAGAAGCTACCAATACCTTTGAACAAGGGTACAATTGTTTATACACACGTTATACAATGACCTCGGCAGAGCTTAGTATTATACCTGAATTTAAGGAAAAAATAGAGCTACTTCAATCTGATGATTATTTTGATATAAATAAAAAAGAAATAACAAACACGTTAACAGATAGCAAAATATTATTTAGAGGTATTAAAACCTCATCAGGAAATCAAACAGCAAACTTAAAATCTTTGCAAGGAATATCAACTTGGGTTTTAGATGAAGCCGAGGAAATGGTGGACGAAAATGAATTCGATACCATTGATTTGTCAATAAGAAGTAAAAAGCAACAGAATAGAGTTATACTTATTTTGAATCCAACTACAAAAGAGCATTGGATATACAAACGCTTTTTTGAATCTAAAGGAGTAAAGGAGGGGTTTAACGGAGTTGTTGGCGATGTTTGTTATATTCATACAACCTACTTAGATAACCGTTTAAACCTGCCCGAATCGTTTTTAAAGAACATTGATAATATAAGGCTATCAAACCCGAATAAATATAAACATAAAATTCTAGGCGGTTGGTTAGATAAAGCCGAGGGAGTTGTTTTTACAAATTGGAGTTTTGGAGCTTTTAATCCTGATGGGTTACAAACAAGTTGCGGAATGGACTTTGGTTTTAGTGTTGACCCTGATACCTTAACTGAAATAGCTATTGACAAAAACAAACGTAAAATATATGTAAAAGAACACCTATATAGAAATGGTTTAGGAACAACTGAATTAGCTAATATAATAAATAGTAGAGTGGGGAACAAGTTAATAATAGCAGATAGTGCAGAACCTCGTTTAATTTCAGACCTTAAATTTAAAGGTATAAATATAAAGGCAGTAAAAAAAGGAACTATTGAAAGCGGTATTTTAACAATGCAAGATTTTGAGATAGTAGTTGAGCCAAACAGTAGCAATATAGCAAAGGAATTAAATAACTATGTTTATTTAGATAAGGGTAGCAAACTATATTTAGATGATTGGAATCACGCTATTGATGGAATAAGATATAACGTAATTTATAACCTAGACAACCCAAACAAGGGCAAATACAATGTAAGATAATGCAAAACGAACAAATGATTGCAACGATTGAGTGCTATATTCATCACAAAACAGATAAGGAGGTTAGAATTGCAATGCCAAGAAATCACGACCAATTTTTTAAATTAGTGAAAGCTTATGAAAATTGTAAGAACTTTTTTATAAAACAATAGAAAAAAAGTATTATATAAATATGAAGATTGAAATTAACGTACCAACTACATTAAACGAAATTACTTTAGGTCAATACCAAAAGTTTTTGAAGATAGCAGAAAATAATCCTGATGGCAATTTTTTAGATGCTAAAATGATTGAAATATTTTGTGGTATACCTTTGTCGGATAGTTATAAATTAAAGATGAGTAGCGTTACAGCTATCATTGAAATATTATCCGAGCTATTAGAATCAACACCAAAACATCAGGAGAGGTTTACAATAGGCAAAACTGAATATGGATTTATCCCCGACTTAAACGAAATGAGTTTAGGCGAATATATAGACCTAGACAATAACGCAAGTAATTGGGAACAGATGCACGTTGCAATGAATGTACTTTATAGACCTATTAAGGAGAGCAGAGTTGGAAAATAC